TAGTTTTTGATACTCTCGGGGCTTTTTTTGTAGGAGCAGTAGATTTAGCTTTTTTATTTTTTACTATGTTAGATACTTTTTGTGGTTTTCTTCCTTTTGGCTTTGGATTTTTTGCCTTTACCGATTTACTAGCTTTAGTTAGTTCTGAGACTATATTATATTCTGCTATATCTTCTGCTGTTTCTCGTATGGTTTTAGACCCAGACCTTTCTGCTATAGGGATTTTATCAATGTAGGACGCAATAGACTGTTCTAGTTGAGGACGTACATTTTTCCAGTCAGTCGGTTCTGCTCCAACTTTATTTCTTGACCTAGGACCTAATATAATTTGTATTGCCTGGTCTTCTCCGATAGTTAGTTTTCCACCCTCTCTCTTGCTTCCTGTAGTTTCAAAGATATATTCAATATCTTCATAGATCTTCATTACATCCTTAAATTCTTTAGAAGTTGCATATCCTGACATTGCTTGAGTTTTATCTAAGAATGATAAAGCAGAGGTAAGCTGTGCCGCCCCTACTGTTGTTATGCTTTGGTGAGTTCTATGTAGTCCAGATTTAAACTTTCCAACTTCAGATTGTACTGCAGAACGAATATCTCTTCCGGCCTGCTGCTCCTCTTTTAAACCTCTAATTTTTCTTCGACCTTTAGATTTTAGATAAGCATTTAAACTTTGTACGCCAGAATCTTTAACAATAGTATATGCTTTTTTTACGTCTCTTCTGGCAGCATATGTTATAGTGCTACCCCCTCTTACTCCATCTATAAGTACTGGCCAAGTTTTCTCGGCCGTTACATAGTCAAATAGCTTAGTTAAAGCAACACTAGCAAATCCTTCAAAAGTCTTTTTATCTATCTCAATATAGTCTTCATAAATATTGGAGAGACTTTGATATCCTTCTAAGTACCCCTGTCCTACACTTTCTGTGGACATAGTTACTTCAGTATAGAAATTATTAAGGGATTGCCTTACATCTTTACCTACAAATCTATGTAGGTCTGCCAAAAACTTTTTTGTATTGCGTATAGCCATTACTTCATTTTATACATGTCCAAAACTCTTTTAATATGGTCAGGAAATCCTACATTGCCTCGAAGAGTACTGCTGGTTTGATTATCTATTGTTGCACCGGCAATAGTTCTTCTCGCTTTATATTCATCTTTAATGTAGTAATTTACTAGATCGTAAGCAGCTAGTTTCAGATCTTCGGGGATATCAGAATACCCAGCAGCATAAGTAACTTTTACTGCTCCTACTCCTTTAGCCCAATTTTTATATTGGTCATCATTAGTTCTAAAAATTGAATCAGTAACAGTATCTATATAGTACTCATACTTTCCATTACTTCCTTCTTTTTCTAAAGAACATAAGAATCCGCTTGAGAGCTTCTTTCATATACAGAACTCACCGTAACTACTGGTGATTCTGATAACTGAACAATATGAGTGTCGTAATCAATATTGAATATTTCAGTTTTTGCAGAAGAGTAGTAGTCTACAAAAGAATTTCCACAATAAGTTTTTATAAGTTGACTAACTGCAGTAACTAATAATGATATTCTGGTATCATCTTTAACACCAGTGATATTTGCAGAGTCTTTATACTCGTATATAGTAATTAAGTCGGCCATAATTAGTAAACTTATAAAAACTTCTGGGGGAGAAGTCCTCCCCCAGTTGTTTCCCCAATAATATAATTATTAAGATGCTTTATACTGAAGGGCCCACTTGGACGTAGCACCATCAATAATATCAGTAAAGCCGAGACGCTGACTAGCAACGAGAACTCGACGCTGATTAGCAACTTCGTAATCAGATTCAATAGTAACACCACGGAGTCGCGGAACTACAAAGTTACGAGCATTAACAGCAACTGCATAGTACTTAGATACAGCAGCAGTAGCAAATTCGGGAGATACAATTACAGGAGAACCGTATACCCTACCAACTTCACCGGTCAGCTTGGTAGCAAGACCTTCAACTTGGCTAGCATCTGCATATGCAGAATCTGCAATAAGGTTATGATATTCCGTCGGAGATACGATGTAAACTACATCGGAAGGACGAATACCATACTTGCCCATGTTCTTACGAGCAGCAAGCAAGTTAGCAGCAGTCAATGACTCAGAAGCAAAAGCTGTAGCAGATTGCGTCTTATGCGAATCACTGCCAGCAAGAGCAATCAAACCTGCGGGTGCAGCGCCACCGGTACCAAAAGGACCGTCAGCAGCATTACCAACAAGAATCATAGCTTCTACTGCACGCGCATGTGCACGTACAACAGCTTCTCTAAGAAGAGGAAGAATCGGGATGATTGCATCTTCTTCCGTTTCATTCCCAAGATAGGATTGAGAAATGAGTTTTTTCGTTGAAAGCGTGCGCTCGGTCATGTCAACACCATTGTAAGAACCATAGGTGTCGCTACGCTCATTCAAGTTACCGTGGGGGCTTGAGCCGCTAGCGGTTTGGTTAGACGTAAACTCTGCATAACCTGAATCAGGCATAATAGGCAGAATTTGCGTAGCTGAACGCATTTGAATTTCACGGAACAGCGGAGCAAGAGTCAGCTCAAGCTGAATATCACGCTCTACATTCGTAGAAACTACTTGCTCAAAATCTGCGGAAGAAACGCCAACACCTGAATGGGCATTAACTTTTTCCATAAGATCTCTTGCAAAGCGCGTGTCATAGCCTTTACCAGTAGCACGACCAAGGAAATATGCGTCGTAAGCATCCTGCTCGAATGCCTTCTGCCAATCCTTGTTGCCACGATCCGTAAAGATACGCTTGCTTTCACGAATGTGTTCGATTTCTGAGGATTTCTCCTTCAGTTCATTGCGAAGTTCTTCTACCACTTTGTAGAGATCTTCTTGTTGAGTAGAAACACGTTTTTCCAAATCGGACATAAGACGCTCAGCACCAGTTGTAACGCCTTGTACCACAGCTTGGACTTCCGCTTTCTTCTGTTCGAGTTCTGCTTCTTCAGATGCCTTCTTTACTGCTGCTTCTTCTGCAATGGCTTTTTCGGCCGCAGCTTTTTCGGCTGCTTGCATTTGAATTTCAGCGGCTGTTTTGCGGGCAACTTCGCGAGCAAACTCTTCAATGTTAAAGTCTTGTTGAGACATTACTTTTTCCTTGAAGACAGCATGAGCTGTTTCTTTCGGTGAGTTCTTATCGAACTGACCTGACAAAAGATGAGGATCATTCACAAACTGTGCTTTCCAGTCTGAGTAATCTTTTTCTGAGTCAAAAGATTTTGTTACAGAAAAGATTGCGCCCTGGTTTGCGGGTACAGATACAACTGATACCTCAAACAGTTCCGCATCCTTGATCCTATAGCCTTCGGTTTCATCCATCCAGTCTGCATCCTTGACCCTGAAACCGACACTAAAAGCGCTAAGGATGCCTTCTTTCACCATTTCAGCAATATGTCCTGCTGACTTGGAGATCTTTCCTTCTATTTCTAAACCTCTCGATGTGATTGTAAGCGATGTAGCTTTACCGATTGGCTTATTATAGTCGTGATTAAATAATAAAATTGGATTTTTCTGGTAATTATCAAGTCCGCCCTTTTTCCAGGCTGAACTTTCAATAATATCTCCAGATCTATCAGTATCTACTGTACTTGCATACCCTCGAATTTTAATACTTCCATCGTCTTCATCTTCGTGATAGCTCTTGAAAGTAGATGTAATATTAAAAATCTTAGTATTCATATCATCTACATTTTTACTAGACATAGGGTGTTCCTCTGGAAGTAGATCGGTATCGTGTTTTCCGCTTCTATACTTCCCAGTTCTTAAGGCGTATAAAAAACTATTTACTCGTCCTAAGCCCCACTGTTCTGGACTTTGGACGTTTGGCCTTACAGATTGTGGGTTAGTGTAATATGCACCTACCCCTCGTTTAAATACTGATACTAAAGTTCTGGTAGAAGTTCTTTTCGAGGCGGTATCTCCATACTTATCATTATGCTCTTTTACTTTCGCCTGTAATCCTTTTCGGATTGCTTCTGTAACTTCTCCTCTTGGAGCTTTTTCTTCTGCTTCGAGTATAGCATCTCGAAAAATATCTAAAATAAAATTATACTCATAAGACGACAAACCATCAAATGCAAGATCTAAATCCATTTCTCTTGAGTGATCTTCTTCGTCTTTTGCAAATTCTATAATATAAGATCCGTCTGTCTCGGTTACTCCAACAATGTGCTTTTCTAATGATTTACCTTCCTCTCTATCGATTCTGGCTCTCATTTTTCTAGACCACGAAAAACCTGCATCCCCTCCCCAAAGTGCCCAAGCAATTCTGCCTGCACTCGGGTATCCTTCTTCACCAGGAGAAAATCCTTGACCTTGTTTATCTACTTCGTGCCTACTAAAAAATGAAAACATTCTTTTTACAGTAGAAGGAGAAAGATTTTCTTTACTAATTATTTGATTAGCTCTGGCAACACCTACTAAGGTTCCGCCTCTGTTAAACTCTTTTCTCCACTCTAAGCCTCTACGCGCTTCAGTTGCCATTGAGTCAGTAGGGATGAATTTTAAATCAGAAAGAGCTTTTGACTCCCTTTCTTCCCACTGAGTGTAGCATACTGCTGCTCTCTGTCTAGCATTGCCGTATTCTTCGCCCATTTTAGGGTCAGACATACAGCGAGCCATAAACTCGTCTTGATTCTCTTCTTCTCCTGGTCTTGGTAATGGCATTATTCTTCGCCCTGGGTAGTAGGCCTACCCCCTTGAGAAGGATTAGCCGCTGATCCAGTACCTGCAATATTTGCAGGAATTCTAATATCGTCGTTTCCTGGAATAGCTGGCATTCTCATAGCCTGTCTAGCTTCATTTGGAGTCATAATCCCACCATTTACCAGAGTAGCATAGTAAGATGCTTGATCTTGTAGTTCTGGTTGTAGTGCAGGAATATTACTGACATCCTCTTTTAAACTAAATCCAAAATATCTTTCAAAAGCAAAATTAATCTTTCTCACAATAGGCAGTACAGTTTCTAAGTAAAAGAGTCTGTGATTTGGCCTAATATTTGCATTGTTTCCGCTATCTAACAGAATGGGCGGAACTCCTAATGCTTCAAGAATAATCTTTTCGTTTTCTTTAATAGAGTCTTGAAAATCTAGCTCTCTGAAGTTTACTTCATTTAAGCTATCAACTTCAATACCTCCGTCAAGAATTAAAGGTCTGTACCCTCCTGTATCTGGATTGTACTTGGCCCTCCAAGACATTAACATTCTTTCTTTAATTTTCTCACTTAAAGTATTTGGAGTTTTAAGTACTAATCCTGGAACTGCTCCATTCTTGAAAAAGTTTTCTTGAAATTTTCTCATAGAGCCCAGCAGTTGAATTCTCTTAAATGCTGGCTTTAGTCTTGGAATACCTCTATAAATAGAATTGAAAGAGTTTTCTTTAATATGAATAACTTCTGCAGGAGAATAGTCTAATTTACTATCATAAACAAAAGACTTAATATACGTTCTTTCGTCTGTTTCAATTTCTATGTTTCTTGCAGGAAGATGATAAAGATGTGCTCCATCAAAATATACGAAAATATTTCCATCAATAAGAAGATCTATAACTAAATTTCTTTTAAAAGTATTAATATCCTGAAAAGGATTAGGTTCTACATTTAAAAGCTGATCTACTCTTGACCTTCTTACGTTTTTTACTACAGGAGTTAGATTTACTTTTTCTCCTACATCAACAGGTATTTCTGCAACATCGTCTACGATTAAATTTACTGCCCTGTTTACTACTTCGATTTGCTCATAAGCATTTGCGTAATTGATGTAGTTTTCTGTAGTGCCTAAAGAAAATCCTTCTTCCCTAGAAATAAACATCTGAGCAGGGTTTAATTTTTCTTCTACGTCCTCCTTTGGAGTTCTTGAAAATAAATTATTATACCAAGCCATATTTATCTCTTTGTTTAACTACCCAGCGTTTTTGTTTCTCTGCTGTAACTAGCTTGGGTCTTTTTCCGTATATAGAATGAAGTTTTAAATGATGAGAATGACAAAGAGTTACTGCTTCATCATACAACTCGGTTAAATGGTCCTCGATAAAAATATCTCTTTGAACTAAAATATCTTCTTCGGTTTTTATTACTACTCTATTATTCTTTATCCACTGTTCAAGTAGTTCTGTTAAACCAAAAAAATGATGAAAGTCTAATTCGTCATTTGTACCACAGATAAAGCATTTAGAGTCTTTTTTGTACTTTGCTTTCGCCCTGTCTCTAACGTACTTTATTAAATCTCTTTTTAGGTCCATGGTATTATGCCGTATTAAAAAAAATTATATCATCGAAGTAAACTAAAAGTCAAGAGATATTTTTCTTTGGTATCTTAAAATCCAGTTGACTGAGTTTCAAAAGTATACAGTGCGTAACGAATTGCATCTGCCATGTGAGAAAACCTATCATGCTTTGGTTTCTCTCTTAAAAGGTTGGGGTTAGGATCCCATTGGTATTGATCTAGGCTTTCTAGAGAATGAATACACTTTTGATTAACTAGTAATTTATTACCATCTACTACACTAGCAACTTTTCCAATACCGTCAAGAACTGACTTCTTTGCATTTATAGTAGAAATATCATAGTTTTGAGCAAAGTCATATCTTGTTTGCTGAGCAGCAGAATCTATATAGATATAGTCTATATTCCACTTCTGTATATATTTTTGAATTTCTTCTGCGTGTTGTTCTGTAGTTTTTTCTGCCTCTAAGTATTCATCTAGCAAATAATAAGTTTCCGTGTCCCAATCATAACCAAAAACACAAAAAGCCGTAGGATCTTTATACCCAACATCTAGCCCCGCAAATATATCCATTTTACTAGTGTCTAATCTTTCGGTATCCATTACACACTTTTCAAAATTAAAACTCCAGATCTGACCTTCATAAGTATTAAAATCTGCTAAGTATTCTTGAGCAAATTCTGCTTGAGACATTGCTTTTTTAGCTTCATCAATATCTGACTGGTGCATTCTAGGGTTTTCATGGTATGTTGCTCTGACAGAGACCCAATCTGGATATTCTTCGTTAAATCCACGATAAAAGAATTCTGCGAACCAATTATTTCTTCCTCGTGGTGTAGAGATAAATAATGCTTTACTATTTGGTTTATCAAGGGTCGGACGAAGGGCAACATTAAATGCCTCTCTTCCGTGTGTCAAAGCAGCTTCGTCAAAAATAATTAAATCATAACTTCTACCAACCACCGAGTCTACCTGATTTACGGAGCCCATACGAATAGTGGAATTATTAGAAAGCTCTATAACTCTATCCTTTGCATTATCTCGTATTACTTCTAAGTTAAAATGTTTAATCAAGTTTCTTTGTAAGTCAAAAGAAATTTGAGACAAAGAATAATTAGGAGACATTAATAAAACGTGAGATCCAGGTACTAATACACATAGTTGCCCAATAATATTTGCTATATATGTCTTTCCTTGTCTTCTAGACACGGCCCCACATACAAACCTATATTTGGGGTTATTAATAGCATTTATAACAGCCATCTGAGATGCTATAGGATCAACTCCTAAAAGCTCTAGGTACCCTTCAACCGGCAGCTTTAAAAATCTTTCTTCTGTAGAGTAATTCATTAATTGATTACCTACAATATCTGATCTACTTATTTCCAACATATTTTACAACTCTAAAAGGTAAAGGCCCCGAAGGGCCTATATTAAGGGTGACAAAGTCTCCATTGAATCTCTGCTTGCTTTCTAGACGTAAACCTATACCTAGCTCCCCTAAACATAAAAACATAATTGCCCCTAATTTTTTGAATTTCTTTATTCATAAGATCTTCTTTTGCTTTATCAGGGCTTGGAGAATCAGTTTTCACAGAAGGAGTAACTGCAGGCTTTAATACCTCAGGCTTAACTACTTTAGTTTCATATGTAGTTTCCATTATTTACCTCCTTTTTCCTCAACAGCGGGAGCAGCCGGGGCAGGAGGAGCTTCGCCTTTTTCTTTTGCCTTTCCAACATTTAAAGCAAATAAATCTACGAAATAGTAGAGTTTTGCTACAAAAGCATCGTCTTTAGGTGTAGGGGTAGTAGCAGCAACTGCAGAAGCTACTGTAACTGCC